CAGCAGCCCTTTGCTCGTTCTCGAACTTGCGAGCCTCGAGCATGGACTTCTTCGTGGCGTCGTCAGCCTTGTCGTAGGCTTCCTGCCATTCTCGCTGCTTCTGCTCTTCAGCCTGGCGTTCGCGAATGGCCTGCATTTGAGCGATAGTGTCGAGCGCCGCCTTCTTGCGAGCTTCCGCATAAGCGTTCACGGCTGCCGTCATGGCCTCCATGCCTTGCGCTGCAAGCAACATAGCCTGAGCTGTCTCAGCAGCCGCTTCCTTTCGGAGCTGAGCTGCCTGATCGCGATACTTCTTGCCGTTCTTCCCGCTTTCCTTTGCGAGATTCTCCAGTCGCTTGATCTCAGCAGCCTTGGCCTCCGCAGAAGCTTGCAGCTGAGCGGCCTGGTCGGCAAGATCCTGACCTTGACTCGACTTAGCATCGCCGAATCCCTGGAGATCATCCTTGTACATGATCTCGTCACGGGCTTTCTGGTCAGCATAGTCGGCCTTGATCTGAGCAATTGCAGCCCTGTCAGCCTGTCGATCAGCAGCACGACGCTGCTTCTCTGCCTCCTTCTGAGCCTTCTTTGCCGCAGCAATTCGCTTGGCCTTCTTGTTCTGAGGCTTGCCCTTCTTGAACTTAGCCTTACCCTTCATGCCCTGAGCGTCGCTGAGCATAGTGTCGGCGTCTGAAAGTGCTGCGTCCGCAGAAATACTCTGCTGCTCTGCACGAACTCCCTCAAACGTTGCCGCCTTCTTCAAGGCTGCAGCATCCTTAGCGAGTTGATAGAGAGGGCCGGAAACGGCGTTCGCAAGAAGGCGAACAGCGTTCTCAACTGCGTTAGCAACCTTGATGCCCGTCTCCTCAATAGACCTCTCGAGAGGCGACTTCTTGAAGCTTAGGTCGTCGCCAGGAAGAGGCGTATTGCCCTTGACTCGCCCCAACCCTACCGCCTTCCTCAAGTCCGACAGACTCACATCAGGCAGGTAGTTCAGAGGGTTAATTGCACCAAGCACGTCGCCGAGTGCAGCTCGGAGCTCTCGACCAATTGCCTCGGCGAGATCGCCCATAGCTGAACGGATCTGAGGACCCTTAGTCTCCACTGCATCACTAAGTCCTTCAAGCACCTCAATAAGCACGTCTGCGCCTGCGTTTGCGAACTTAACCGCATTGTCGCCAAGGGCTTCAATGAAAGCAATCGCAGTATCCGTAGCTTGCGTGACAATACTAGGAAGCTGCTCCTCTAGACCAGTGAGGAAGTTCATGATCAGCTCGTAACCAGCATCGACGAACGCATCATGCATACCTACAATGGTGTCTAGCCCAGTCTGAACCAGATTTTCGATAGTATTAGCGATTCGAGGAATATTGTCGTCAATGATCCCAAGTAGTTCCTTGAAGATAGTGTTGAAAGCCTTGCGAATCTTCGGCGCAGCAAGAGCGATCGCCTGCAAGAAAGTGACAAACGCAGCTGCCACCTGGATAGCAATGTTCGGTAGAAGCGCAATGAACGCTCCGATAGCTAGAGTAATCACAGCAATTGCAGCCGTGCCGACCGCGGCAAGAATAGCCAAGCCGCTCGCGAAGAGGAAGAATCCTGCGCCTGTCGCCAGCATAGCAAGCCCGATGGCCTTGATAACCACCGCCAGCGCAGCCATGCCCGGAAGGACCAGCGTTGCAAGACCTGCTGCTCCAACCACAATAAGTAGAGCGATGCCGAGTGCGGCAAGACCTCGACTGACCACATCCCAAGGCAGCGAACCGAGGGTGACAATGACAGCGGTAAGAATCGCCAGAGCACCTGCGATCATCACCATGGCTGCACCAGCAGCAAGCACGGCTGGGCCTCCAGCTGAAAGTGCCAGCAGCGAGAGCGTCATAATGCCGAGACCGATAGCAACAGACTTGAGGCCTTGCTCAACCACGTCCCAGGGGAGTAGACCCAGGGCGGTGATGGAAACCACGAGAATATCAAGAGCCGTAGCCATAAGGACCATGGCTCCGCCCGCCGCAAGAATCTTGGCAGAGTTACCCGACAGCGCCAAAAGTGAGACCGTCATAATGGCCACACCATATGCGACAGCCGCAAGACCCTGCTTTACCTTATCGAAGGGTAGCAGACCCAGCGCAACGATTGCGGGCACCATAATACCGATAGCCGTTGCCATAAGGGTCATCGCAGCACCAACCGCAGCAACCTTCGCTGACTGACCACTAAGAGCCAGCAACGAAAGTGACATCATGGTTATCACTGCCGCGACCGCACCAAGACCCTGCTTGAGCTTGTCGAATGGAATGAATGCAAGAGCAGCAACTGCGCCGGTTAGGATCGCCACAGCCGAGGCCATAAGTACCAAGGCTCCGCCCATCGCAATCATCTGCGCAGGACCCATCTTGGCGTTAAGCTTGCTAAGGAGCAGCAGAAGCAGGCCCATCTCGGTGAGAATAACCGAGATTCCACCAAGACCCTGCTTGAGCTTGTCCATGGGGATGAAACTCAGGGCAACAAGAGAAGCCACCAACAGCGCAACCGCAATGGCGATGTTCTTGATCATTTCGGCTCGAACCGAATTTTGCATGGTCTTCAACGTGTCAGTCAGCTGACCGAACGACTGCTCGACAGCCTTGCCGACGTCTCGAATAGTGTCTCTAAGCGTGCCGAAGAGACCCTTCGAGAAGAACAGCTTCTTGATAAGAGCTCCAGAAATAAGAGCATTGAGAACAGTAGCCCACTCAAGTGCATCGTCGGGGAACGGGATGTTAGACAGTTTCTCGACCATCCAGCCGAGAGCATCGCTGACGCCGTTAGCCACGGTCTTGATGATGCCGCCAATGGTGGAGAACACCGACCCGACAGATTCTGCGCCAGCAGCCACCTGATCGGTGCCAGTCGTCGCCGCACTCGAGGCGGAGCCCGAAATGGCGTCATAAATGCCCTCAGTAGAGGTCTTGACCTTGTCTGCGGCATCGCTGACCTTACCAAAGCCGGTTGAGATCTTGTCGCCAACATTCTGACCAGCCTCTGAGGCTCGATCCATCGCTCCTGATGCGTCACTGAAGGCATCAGACACAATACCGCCCAGGTTCTTAGCGCTTGCAACGATTTGATCAAACACGGCAACGATTCCAGAGAATCCACCAGTTGAGATAGAGCCGCCGCCAATTGATCCGAAGGAGCTTTCCAGCGTCCCGGACATATTGGCGATCTTGTCGCGAAGACCCTCGAAGAACCCAGAGACCTTCTCAAACGGCGCGGTGAGGTTAGCAACCCCACCGAGAACAGTTCCGATAAAGTCGATGAACATGTTGGTGATCTGATCAATCGGAGCCAGCGCCGCACCAATACCCTTGCCTGAAGCAAGGTTAGCGAAGGCCTGAACAACCAAGCCCACGATCTCGATGATCGGTCGGAGACCCGTACCGGCAGCCCGACCGACTCCCTCGAGGAAGTCGGAGAGCTTTCCACCTTGAGTGACCCAGCGGTCAATGGCCTTGAGGACCTCGCCAATGCTGCCGACGAATGACAGAATGCCACCTCGACCAGACTTTGTGCCCTTGAAGACCTCACTGAAGAAGGCTCGGAAGCCCTCAGAGATACCCTTGAGGACGGTTACGCCAATGTGCAGAACAGCGAAGACGCCGCCAAATATCGACCGCAGGCTCTCGAGCGTCCTCTCGGACGGAACGAGGCTTTTGGTGAAGCTCTTGAAAGCCTTCGACATTCGGAACAGAACGCTGACATTGCTGTCTGGGAACACATCTCCGAAAGCATCCTTCACAGTGCCCAAGACATCGAGTAGGCCACCAAAGGCATTGCTCAAGCCTTCAATGAGTTTGTCTCGGCCACCGCGCTTCTCCCAAATGCGAAGTGCGCCGATGAAACTCGAGCTAATTCTCGGAATAATACCAGTCTTCGGAGCAGTAATGACCTTGCCAACCGCACCCCAGAGCTTCTTAGACTGCTCGAAGTCACCAAGGATGACCTCGAAGCCGCTAGCAAACATCGAGCCGATCGATTCACGAACTACAGACAGTAGCTGCGGGAATGTTTTGATCTGAGTAGCAGCGGCATAGGCTCGATCGGCGGTCGCAACCATCTTCTCGAACTCTTCATCGCTGAAGACAACTCCCTGCTTAGCAAGTTTTGCTCGCTCCTTGTCGAGCATGATCTGCCGTTCACTCGCCTTGTTGTAACCCTCAACCTTCATGCGCGTCTCTGAGAAACGGCCGTCAAGGCTAGCAAGGGTCTTCACAAGAACATCGGCCGAAAGCCAAGAGGTCTGACCGGGCAATGCAGAGATGGAGTTTCGGAAGCTGCTGCCCATGATCGTCACATCAGTGCCGACCTTGACAGCACTCGCACTAAGATCGCCCATAGCCACAGCAGTCTGCGCCAAGGCAGTCTTGAAGACCTTACCACCCATACCAGCATTGACCACCGAGTTCCAGTCCATCAAGCCGACCTTACCGGCCGCAATTGCCTGGGAGAGCTGGTACATCGCTCGGGAAGCCTGGTCTGAGGTTGAGCCAGAGAGAGCCGCCAGGTTCGCGATACCCTTGATCGCCGAGGTCGCAGTGTTTAGCTCAACACCTGCCGCAGTGAAGGTACCGATGTTCTTCGCCATCTGCGAGAAGTTATAGATGGTCTGGTCGGAGAAATCATTCAGCTCATCGAGGTAATGGTTAACCACCTTGACATTCTTACCAGTGTTAGCCATAATGGTCTGCACTGATTCGAGGTTTGTCTGATACTCCTTGAAACCATCGATGATCGGCTGAATGGTCAAGCTTTTGACAAGATTGATGCCTGCGGCTGTAGCCTTAGCAACGATCGTACCCAGCGCAGTGACACCCGCCACCTGCAGAGCAGAGAACTTAGTGCTCACCTGCTGCACCGAGCTGCCAAGGTTAGTCATGCCCTTGCTGCGGCCTGCAGACTCAATCGTCTTCTCAAGGCCGGTAAGATCACGCTTGGACTTGTCGACACCCTGGCCGAACTGAGAGTTGTTAAACTTCATGTTGACGATACGATCGTCTACACTGCTCATGCGGATGTCACCTTCTTCCAAACGTCGTCGGCGATCTGGTCAAACACAGACTTGATCGCAGGGTTGATGTAGTCTCGCCCAGCGACCCAACCGCCGGTGCCTGTGCCGTGACCGTACTGCAAGATGATGGCCACATTTACACCGCTGATGGTGTTGGTGTTCGTCCAATAGATGCTAATCGAGCCACCTTCAGAGACAATCTCGTACCCCCAGGATTGAGCGGTAAGTCCTGAATCGACAGGAGTCGCGCCTGCAAGCGCATCCACACCGCGTTGACCAGCGGCCTCCATCGCCCGCCTAATGTCGCTATCGAGCGACCCCATCTTGGTGAGGAAAGCCTGCGTCTTCTTCGTCGATCCACTTACCTCGATCTCGATCACAGGCTCTCCTCTCCCATTTTGAACTAAGCGGTCCTCTTCCACATGTACACGGTGATGTAGGGCTGCAGGTTGTTGTGAGCAGCACCACCGCCTTGCGGAGTAATACTGTGGTTGTGACTCTCGCTAGTGAAATTAGACACCATCACGCGGCCGTCATAGCCGACTCCCGCTTCGTTTTTCAAGCCCCACACCGTTGTATCATAGTAATTGGTGGGGACGGAGTCATAGTCGGCTCCTACAACGTTGTTGCCTGTGGCACCGCCGTGGTTGTGAGACGGCATTTCATTGGTCGTCAGAGTGTGCGTCTTTGCACCACCCGTCTCCTCAACAGTGTCAAACTCTGTTTGAGCCTCATCGACGCTGACTGGAACACGACCCTTACCCCATCTAACCCACGTCCCTCCACCCATGTAGGTGGAGGGATTGGCAGATCGATCCGTCATATAGATGGAGCCGACCGGATAGTTCTCATAGAGGTCCGGAAAGGCGTTGTCGACACTGATTACTGTGCCGCCATCCGTGGTGAACACAAGGCTCGTGCCTTGGCGCTCGGCGTCGACAATGATCTTGTCTTCGATCTCACTCGCTCGAGCAGCGGTTACGCCCGTTACTGTAGCCACACCGCCTCCTTTCTATAAGTTGGTGGACGAGATGGTAAAGGTGCCATCACCATTGTCGATGCCGTCGATGTTGTCCACACGGAACACGCCAACGTCAATCATATAGACATTCTCATAGGATCCCGTTACATCGAAAGTACCATCGCCGTTGTCGGTGACGATGATCGTGTCGCCGTAGCTCAGCAAATCAAAGATCTGCTGGGGCGAGGGCATAGCCGCAAACTGCGAGTCATCCCCATACAGCAGCGTCTCAATAGCGCTAATACGAGCGTCATCCATGTGTCGAGTGTCAATAATGATATGTGCAGTGGGTCGGAAACCCTCAACCCTGGTGGGTACTGCCTGGATCTCCCAGGAGAACGTTGTCGGATTGATGGTGTCCGAGATGGACGAATAGCTCAGAGCTTGTGGCGTGACAGTGGCGTTGTAGACCAGATGGATCTTGTAGCCATGGTCAATACCCTCCAAACCATTACCAACCTTCGTCCTATACGAAAGGTCAAAGGCTGCTCCGGGCTGCGAGTCGAGATACATACCGTCAGCAGCCTCAACGACGCCCATAATCTCGGAAAACTCATCCGGATAGGTGTAGGCACTCAACGTCGCCTTGTATTCCTTGGGTCGCGGGAGGAAGAGGAAAGGTCTACCGTCGATGTAGTAGGTGGCAGCGCCATCGCCGCCCTCTTCATCCACCGAAATAAGTCCATTCCAGGCAACTGCTGTACCAAAGCGTTCGCGCTTATATGAGGTTGAGTTGTGCGCCGTGCCAGACCACTCGTATGTGTAACGAGAGTCCGTCTCAGTGTCACCATCGAAATATGCTACATCGAGTCCGACCTGCAGCCAAACGCTATCTACCCAAAAGTTGAATGCAACAGGAGAAGCAGAGGACGCAAGCGTCCCAGCCATAACGCAACGAAGTCGAACTCCGATCGCGTCAGCAGGCGCTTGGAACACATAAGTTTTCTCGCCAGTAGCCAAGAAACTTGCGCTGTCCACTGCGGCAAGGTCGCCTGAGGCGCCTACAAACTGCGCGACAAGCAGGAAACGACGATCTGCCGGGAGAGTACCACCGAACGTAGCACCAACGCTAACCATGGCCCCGCCAGGGATCGTGATCTGCGCAGAACTAAGGCCAACTCGGTCATTAACTCCAGAGTTGAGATCGCTTCCTGAAACTAGGGCATACTTGTCGCCGGAAGAAGCATCGACGTGAGTCGTAGGCGTAACGGTAAATGCGCCGACAGTCCCCAGACTATAGTCAGTCCACCCAGTCTTATCCACCTCAAATGATGGATTAGTGACTAGGTTCGTCTCAACGATTGGACCTGGCGGTTCAGGCTTCCGGGGGTAAAGCACCCCTCGATCCAGACCTGCATCGAAGAAACGAGCCTCGGGAGCATTCCACATAAGACGATTGGTGGTCTCAAGAGCGACTATGTCGCTTGTCGACGCAACCGTAATGGCCGACCAGGCTGAGTACAGACCTTGATACACCGAACGTACCTGAATTTGATAGCTGGTGTCTGTCTCCAAACCTGAAATCAAAGCTTGTGTAGCTGTCCCAACATCTACCGCACCACCCCCGTCAACTCTATACTGGTATGACGTCGGTGTTGGACCGGAGGCAGGAGCACCCCAATCCATCGAGAGAGTGGTCCTAGACGAGCCAGTCTTTACGAGAGCGGTCGGCACCTCAGGAGGAGACGAGCCGATGACGATCGCAGCCATAGACAGGTTCGTGCTGCCTGAGGCGGTAATCTTTGCCTGGTAGTTCGTATCGACCGACTCCGAGGGGACTGCGTAGCCCCACTCAGAAGTGCCCGTGGTGCCTACGTCCGTTCGAGTCCAAGCTCCAGCCGAAGGCTGAACGCCAGAGAGAACGAGAGAGGAACCAGGCATACCGGCGGCGACGAGAAGCTTGCCATCTCGACCAGACTGGACAGGGCCGAGAAGCTCGGTACCCGTGCCGGAAGTAGCAGCGGCAGCAAAGACCGAGCTGTTCTGAACACCGGAAACAAGATACCCAACGAAGCGAACGTTGGTTCCAGTACGACCGCCACCAACCGCACAGTTAACTGTGCCAGCTGCAGCAGTTGGATTGCGTCCAATCCAGAACGTCACATACCCGTTAGGGTGATTGTAGGCTAGCTCCCAAGTGGCGCCAAGACCCGAAGGTAGGGCGGTCGGAGCCGTCATGGAAGTGACGGCCACACAGGTCACAACGATGATGTCGGTGGGATTCGGCACGGCCGTAAAGGTAATCTGAGGACTACCTGAGCCGTAAGCGCTGTTCTGCACTTCGCGTACTGCGGCAGGCATGCTTTGGCTCCTTTCTAGCCGGCGCTACCGGACTCTCGGCGCCTTTGCTCATTGAGCTGGCGGTAGTGTTCAGCAAGCTGCTGTCGGTTCATCTTCTTCGGCTTGGACTGCTTGATACCAGCAATCTTGATCAAAGTCATAGTCCTAGAGAGATGCCAAGTCTCGGTAGGATGGAATGGAATGTTGAATTGCACAAGCCAGTAGTAGATGAGTTCTGAGGTAATGGTTTCAGCCTGGCCGCGCTGCGGAGCTTCAGGTCCGAATGTAGTAGCGGATCGCTTAGCGTTGATGTACTCAGCGATCTGCTTAAACTGGGCCTCATTGAGGCGACTAAAATAATCAACGGGGTAATCGTCATCGAGAATCATCTGGGTGACGTAAGACACCGTCTCTTCTTGGGTCTTTGGCTCTCGACCGAAGAAGGGCTTCTCGTGGATTGACTCCCATTTTGACATAGAAAGTAGGGAATGCTCGAGAGTGAGCCTGACGGCCGGAAGGTCGTCGGTAGCTGATAAAAAGACTTTGAGCATTCTCTACTATCCTTTCTGCATGAGGAGCGATCAGCTGAAGACGATCGTCCAGTCGTTGTCCGACGTCGGC